TCGCCGCAGACAGCCGCAAACCCTGTTATTTTGATTGATGGGGATGCAACTGGCTATGGCCGTCCGTTGCAAAAAACATATTTGACTAACTTCTCTATTGTTGGAAGTGCTAACGCTGGCGACGGCATTAAAATCAACGGAACATCAAACACTAACGGTTGCGACTATATGAACTGGTCGCAACTTTTTATCTTTGATTGCCGTTACGGTATCAATATTGCGGGCCGTTCAATTTGGAACAGGTTTGATGACATTGAATGTTATGGTAATATAGATGGTTTTCATGCTGAGACAGATCAAGCGTGTAATGCTTGGTCTGTAACTGCATTGCGCACAGAATCAAATAAACGTCACGGTGTGTTCATAAAAAGCATTGATACACTTTTTGGTGGATTTTTTGCTTTTTCGTTTGATATGTTGGAGAGCGGTTTCAACGGAACTGACATTACGCAAGCGGTATCTTACGGCGTATATTTAGAAAACGCCGACGAAGTTAGTATTGGATCGCTTTATGTTGAAGCCAATGGCGCGGCGCTGACTTCCGGCAACGGTTATGGTATGCGCTTGGCCGGTGACCATGTGCGCGGGCTTACCATTGGCACAATTATTGCTCTCGACCACAAATATCCATTTTACGCTGATGGGTTTAAGAAAACTGGTTTTATCAATTTTATACGTTCCAACGTCATCAACGGCGGCGTGGCTGGCGTAACGCTAGATACATCTTTTGAGGCAACCGATGGGCGTATAGATTTTGGCACCGTATATGGAGCGCCTATTAGCCGACTTTTTGATGCAAACGGAAATTATGGCTCTGGGCGAACAATTATTTCGCCGCCAAATTACCTCACAGCCGCCGCCGCAACGTCTAGCGGCTTAGACTTTTCTTTCATTGACCGTATTACCGTTAATACTGCGGCAGGCGCGGCCACACCAGCAACCATTTCAGGGATACAGCCGGGATCGCAAATATCAATTTTTGCACTTGGGGCCAACACTGTCACGGTTCCGGCAGCGGCAATGCTGTTTGGCGTTGCCAATGTCATACCCGCGAACACTTTGCGCAAGTTTGAAGCGTCAGGGTTTCCAACACCAGGCAAGTTAATTCCTTTTGGGTAAGCAGAAAAGCACAACTTTGGCGAATCAAAAAGGTTCTATATATGGCTGACCAGAAAATTTCTGAACTTACCAACGCGGCAACGCCGCTTGCGGGTACTGAAGTTTTGCCCATTGTCCAGAGCGCAGCGACCGTAAAAGTAACTGTAGCAGCGCTTACATCTGGGCGCGCGGTAAGCGCGGCTAGTTTGGCTTTAACGACTGCATTGCCTGTTACGAGCGGCGGCACAGGAGCCACGACAGCTACTGGAACTGGTTCCGTGGTGCTGGCTACGTCGCCGTCGCTTACCACACCGACCCTTGGGGTTGCCAGCGCGACTCTCATCGCCGCCGGTCTAGGTGCGGTTAGCACTCCTGCGTACACATTCACGGGCGACCTTAACACTGGAATGTGGTCGCCTGCTGCGGACACGATTGCCTTCAGCGAAGGCGGCGCAGAGGTCATGCGTATTGACAGTTCAAGCAATGTTGGGATTGGAACAACGTCGCCCGGCGTAAAACTGCATGTATCCGCCAATGGCCCCTGCATTAAAACCGATGGGACTAATTCTAGTGCTATTATAGCCGATGTGCAGATTACCAGATCGTCTTCTGGCACTGCCGTACAAAGCGGCCCAAACATTACGTTTACGGACGGCACGGCTAACAACAATATAGCCATTCAAAACAGCCAAGGAAATCTTGCTTTCTGGAATTTTGGAAGTGCTACGTGGTTAGAGCGTATGCGTATCGCTAGTACCGGCAACGTTGGGATCGGCACAAACGCGCCTAGTGTAAAGCTACACGTTTCAAATAATGGCGCTGCCATTAAGACCGATGGAACTGACTCTACCAATATTTCACCCGATGTGCAGATCGCCAGATCGTCATCTGGCACCGTTATCCAAAGCGGCCCAAACATTACGTTTGCCGATGGTACCGATAACAACACCGTAGCTATTCAAAACAGCCAAGGAAACTTAGGTTTCTGGAATTATGGGAGTGCAACATGGCTGGAGCGCGTGCGTATAGGCGCGCTCGGCAGCGTTGGAATTGGAACAAGCACTTTAACTGCAAAGTTAAATGTATCGACTGATGGGTCTGCAATTAAGACAGATGGGGCTAGTTCTGCTAATATCGTGGCAGATGTGCAGATCGCCAGATCGTCTTCTGGCACCGCTATTCAAAGCGGCCCAAACATTACGTTTGCCGATGGTACCGATAACAACACCGTAGCTATTCAAAACAGCCAAGGAAACTTAGGTTTCTGGAACTTTGGAAGCGCAACTTGGTTAGAGCGTATGCGTATCGACGCGCTTGGAAACGTATCTGCCGGAGTTGCATCTCTCGCCACTACAGCTACCAATGGCTTTCTATATATTTCAGCTTGCGCAGGTATTCCTACAGGAACGCCGACATCTAAAACTGGTTTTGCTCCAATGGTCGTCGATAGCACCAACAACAAGTTGTATGTTTACATCGGCGGCGCTTGGCGCGTGATGAACTGATATTGTTGCCAAGCTGCAACGTATGCTGTAGTTTGGCCGATAACCGTACTGGTGAGGCTCACCAGGAACTCTTAGGAGTTACACATGGACGAAAATGTTCCTGACGTAGCGGATGCCTCCGCGCCAGAACTGGAAGCCACGGCAGCACTCCAGCCTGTAGAAAACACGACGCCGGAAACGCCTGCCGAGCAGGAAGCATCCAAGACTTTCTCGCAAGAGGAACTTGATGCAATTGTCGGTAAGCGACTTGCAAGAGAACAGCGCAAGTGGGAACGCGAGCAAGCCCAAAAGCTGGAAACGGTTCAAGCGCAGAAACCAGCGGCAACGCCTTCTGATCTTAGCCCAGACCAGTTCAACACCTACGAAGATTATGCTGACGCTTTGGCGGAGTATAAAGCGGAGGAGTTGCTGGCAAAACGGGAAACCGCCAGGCAGCATCAGGACTTGCTCTCGCAATACCACGACCGTGAGGAATCAGCGCGGGATCGGTACGACGACTTTGAACAGGTCGCCTACAACCCCAAGCTATCCATTACGGAAGCAATGGCGCAAAGCATCCAAGCCTCGGACAACGGCCCAGACGTACTCTACTATCTCGGCTCGAACCCCAAGGAAGCGGATCGCATTGCCCGACTGCCGCCTATCTTGCAGGCAAAAGAGATCGGAAAACTTGAAGCCGGTATGGCCTCAAGCCCGCCGGTTAGAAAGACTTCAACCGCCCCGGCACCGATTGCACCTGTCACTGCCCGCGCTGCTAACGCGCCCACATACGATACAACCGACCCTCGTTCGACAAAGTCAATGAGTACATCGGAATGGATCGAAGCGGAACGGCGGCGGCAGATCAAGAAGTACGAGGCACAACGCAACCGCTAACTTAGGAATACATCTATGTCTAACTCGATCCTTACTATCGACATGATTACGCGGAAGGCTCTGGAAATCCTGGAGAACAACCTCGTGCTTACCCGCAACGTCAACCGCCAGTACGACGACAGCTTTGCTGTTGAAGGCGCGAAGATCGGCTCCACCCTCCGCATCCGTCTGCCGGATCGCGCCCTCGTCACGGACGGCGCTGCCCTTCAGGTGCAGGATGACAACGAGCAGTTCACCACGCTGACGGTTGCCAACCAGAAGCACATCGGCGTGAACTTCACGACCGCTGAACTGACGATGCAGCTTGACGATTTCGCCGAGCGCGTTCTCAAGCCGCGTATCTCGCAGCTTGCTTCGAGCATCGACGCTGACGTTGCCAATTCGTTCAAGACCATCGGTAACTCGGTTGGCACCCCCGGCACGACCCCAGCCACGTCGCTGGTGTTGCTCCAGGCCCAGCAGAAGCTGAACGAGAACGCTGCTGTCATGTCGCCGCGTTATGCTACCGTCAACCCAGCAGCTAACGCTGGCCTGGTTGAAGGCATGAAGGGTCTGTTTAATCCGACCGACACCATCAGCAAGCAGTTCAAGAACGGCATGATGGGTACGGGCGTGCTTGGCTACGACGAAATCAACATGTCGCAGTCGATCAAGCAGTTCACCACCGGCACCCGCGCCGCTACAGGCACGGTTACCGGCGCTGCTGTAACGTCGGAAGGTGCTACCACGCTGACGCTGACTGTCGGTTCGGGTGAAACCATCGTCCCCGGCGATGTGTTCACGATTGCTGACTGCTTTGCCGTCAACCCGCAGACCCGTGAAAGCACCGGCTCGCTGTTCCAGTTCGTTGCGCTGTCGTCTTCGACCGCGACCACGACTGCTACCGTGACCGTGGCTGCTATCTACTCGGCTGCTCATGCACTCGCCACTGTCAGCACTCTGCCTGCTAACGCTAAGGCAGTCGTGTTTGTCGGCGCGGCTTCGTCGCAGTACGCCCAGAACCTTGTGTACCACAAGGACGCGATTACTTTCGCCACCGCCGATCTTCTGCTTCCGCAGGGCGTCGATATGGCATCGCGTCAGGTTCACAACGGCATCAGCCTGCGCATTGTTCGTCAGTACGACATCAACAATGACCGTATGCCCTGCCGTATTGACGTTCTGTACGGCTACAGCACGATTCGTCCGCAGATGGCTTGCCGCGTCTGGGGCTAACCTAATCGGCCCCCGGTTTGCCGGGGGCCACTCATTTTGAAAGGAATATACTATGGCAATTCCCAATGGCGCTGGCGGTTATCAGGTCGGCGATGGCAACGCTAATGAAATCCTGTTTGCGCCTTCGGCTATCCCGACCGCGTACACTGCTGGTGTGACCCTGACGACCAACGATTTGGCCGGTGGCCTTGTCGTTTACACGTCGTCAAGCACTGCCAACCTTGTGCTGCCAACGGCTGCGCTTACGGACGCTGATTTCAGCAGCGCCCGCGTTGGCTCGTCGTTTGACATCTCGCTGATCGCAACCAGCACGGGCGTCCCAACCATTACGGTTGGTACGGGCTGGACGCTGGTTGGCGTCGGTACGGGGGTCGCATCTAAGAGCGTCCTGTTCCGCGCGGTCAAGACTGGCGACGCAACGTACAATCTGTACCGCATCGCTGGCTAATCGGTTTGCCCCGGCTTCGGTCGGGGCAACCTTTTGAGGAGTATTACAATGGCTAATACAAAATCTATCGGCGTAGCGTTTCTTGACCAGGACATCATCGGCGCACAGTATCTCTTGGCCGACGAGCAGATCGGCTACACTGCTGCCGCACAGGGAACTGTCACGCAGGCCACCAGCAAGTCTACTGGCGTCACGCTGAACAAACCAGCAGGCGTCATTACGATGAACAATGCGTCTTTGACTACTGCCACTAACGCTACGTTCACGCTGACCAACAGCTTCATTTCTGCAAATGACACTGTTGTTCTTACTATCTCGGGTGGGCAGGCAACCGCTGGTTCGTACAACGTGTTTGCTAATTCGCTGGCTGCTGGCTCTGTCAGCATCAGCCTGCGCAACATTTCTGGCGGTACGCTGTCGGAAGCAGTAGTGATAAACTTTGCGATCCTTCACTGCGTCTAATAGGGTGGACGGTCTTCGGGCCGTCCATTTTACAGGAATTTTATGTCTGTCATTTACATGGTTCACCCGTCGCACGGGGCAAAAGTCGCTATCTCAGATGAAGAAGCGAATTATGATGCAATGAGCGGCTGGCAGCGGTATGATATCAATACGTCAACCGTGTTGGCGGACGATGACGACGACGAGTCTGTCAACGAGATGGCGGCACCTAAGCGGCGTGGACGCCCCCGCGCGAAGCAGGAAAGCTAACCAATGCCCAGCGCCATCTACGCGATTGTAAACTCTAAGACTTCCGATATGTATGTGGGGTCTGCGGTTGATGTCGCGCGGAGATGGCGTCGCCATACCCACGATCTTCGTAAGAACATACACGCTTGCCAGCACCTACAAAACGCTTACCATAAGTACGGCGCTACTGCGTTTGATTGGAAGATTATCGAGTCTGTTGACCGCAAAGAAGATTTAATTCAGCGCGAGCAAGTTTGGCTAGATTTTTTTCGCCCCGTGTACAACAAACGCCGCATAGCAGACTCGTGCCTTGGTTTGAAACGATCCCCAGAAGCACGCGAGAAAATGCGGCAGTCGCACCTTGGCAGCAAACAATCTCCCGAAACGATTGCAAAACGGGCGGCTGCTTTGCGGGGGGTACCGCGGTCGCCTAAAGTTCGCGCAAAAATTAGCGCGTCACACATCGGCATAAAGCCTTCTGTTGAAGCAAGGTTAAAAATGTCGGCGTCCGCCAAGCAAAGGAAGATCAAATGAGCACGGCCACCGCGGGTGACATCATCAACGGTTCTTTGCGCCTGCTGGGCGTTTTGGCTGAGGGCGAAGTTCCCTCGGCGGAAACGTCGCAAGATGCTTTGATGGCAATGCAACAAATGATTGAAAGCTGGAACACTGAACGGTTGTCGGTGTTCTCCACACAGGATCAGGTGTTCACATGGCCATCGGGAGTGCTGTCACGCACGCTGGGGCCGTCAGGTAACTTTGTCGGTAACCGCCCTGTGCTGCTCGACGATAGCACCTACTTCCGCGACCCAGGCACAGGCGTCAGCTACGGCATCAAGTTTATCAACCAGCAGCAGTACAACGGCATCGCGGTCAAGACGGTTACCTCGACCTTTCCGCAGGTCATTTTCGTCAACATGACGTTCCCCGACATTGAGATGTACATCTACCCGCGCCCCACACGCGATCTGGAATGGCATTTTATCTCTGTCGAAGAACTAACGCAGCCTGCAACGCTGGCTACCACGCTGCATTTCCCGCCAGGGTATCTGCGCGCTTTCCGGTACAATCTTGCTACGGAGATGTCGCCTGAGTTTGGTATGGAACCATCCTCACAGGTTATGCGCATTGCCATGACCAGCAAGCGCAACCTCAAGCGCATCAATAACCCCGACGACATCATGTCCATGCCCTACAGCCTTGTGGCGTCGCGGCAACGGTTTAACGTGTACGCTGGGAACTACTGATGAAAACGCCGATCTTAGGGTCGGCGTATGTCGCCCGAAGCGTCAACGCCGCAGACAACCGCATGGTCAACCTCTTTCCGGAAGTCGTTCCGGAAGGCGGCAAGGAGCCTGCGTTTCTTCAGCGTGCGCCTGGCCTCAACTTCTTGCAGACAGTTGGCACCGGCCCTATCCGCGGGCTGTGGGCGCACCAAACCAACGGCGCGGACTTTTACGTCGCGTCAGGTAGCGGGTTCTTCT